AGCGGAACCAGCAACGTCATCGCCAGCAATTCCGGATGCTCCCCGATCATCGCTATCGCCACCTCGAGCAGCGTTGGGTCTGTCCTCATCCGGCGACTCCTGCGTTTTCCCCGGCATAGGGGTGAACTTCGGTTCATACCGGATCCATGCGACGCCGCGGCCCGGCAGCAGCCGGTCCAGCACGACTTTTTTCAGCGCCGACGTGTAAGTGCCGTCGTCAAGCTCGTAGGAGAGTGTCCGCTCCAGGATGACGCTCGCCGTTCGCCCCACATCGTCGCGGTCGAGATATCTGCGCTCTACCACCGGCTTCGGCGACTTGGCGAACAGCGCCGGCATCAGCGTCTGCACGTTGCTCCAAAGGATGTTGAACCGATGCCCCTCCGTCACGTCCGAATTGTCGGAAACATCCGGCCGCGATGCCCGGTAGCGATCGACGATCTTCTTCGCCCGCTTCTCCCACTGGTCGAACCCCTTCGCCTTGCTGGCAAGGTCGAGTTCGTCGCTCCATCGCTGCCATTTTGCGTTGGTGCCAGCGTTGTCGGTCATAGGGTTGCCGCCTGCAGGGTCGCATTATCGAGACGGGTTGTGTAAGCAGTCCATCTGCGACAATCCCGCAATACAACCAGCGATGGATTTATCAGGATGCTCGTTGTTACTCCCGTGAAAGGCACGGCGTTGCCGGCGACCGCACCTCCATTGGCGCACAGAGACCGCCCGGTCCCGTCCCATGCGACGCCTACCTTTATCGGGGAGACAGTAAAATTGGCCGACGAACCCAAAGTCGCGTTCAGGATTGAAACACCAGCCGCTGATCTCGCTGCTGTAGCGCTGTTGCCATAAATGAATTTGTTGCTGGCGTCCTGGTTGTCGATCCAGAACTCTGTCGTTACCGGGGTAAACGGAAGAATATTCAGCGAAACCACCAATGTTCCCCCGGAATTATTCGTGAGCAACGTCAGCAGCGCGCCAGTGGCCTGCGTCTGATCGACGTTCATCAGGTTGGCGAGCGTGCCGCCGAAATAATTTCCACCGACAAAATCCATATCGATGGATGCACCGGCCGCAGGAAACCCGCTACTTGCTCCAGCAGCATGCTGCGATGCCATCGACATCGACATGCCCATCATGGGCTAAACCCCGTTGCCTGGCGTGAAATACAGGATCGGCGTGCCTGCCGAGCAGATGGTTGCGACCGATGTCGTGGCTGGAGGGATCCCGACGCCGACCGTCTCACCGGGGCCCACTGGCATGCCGCCAAGCGTCGAACCGGATGGCAACACGCACGTCACGGTCGAGTCGCCAAAATTGACGTAGCCGATGTTCGTCGTATCGGAATTCTTGATCCGCATCGTGGTTGCGCCCGGAGGTATCGCAAGCGCTACCGTTGCGGTGGTGTTGGCGCAGGTGATCTGTCGCGTGCCCTGCGCTTTCGGCGTGAACAACTGAATCCCGGACATAGTTGACCCCTCGAAATAAGGCGGACCTTACGCGAGGGGCCGGGTATTGTCTACGGGTCAGTCATTGGCCTGCGGGAGCAGGCGTTGGAGCCGGCGTCGCTGGGGCCGGAGCCGGAGCGGGCGTCGGCTCGAACCAGCTTCCCTTGGCGGCGTCGGGCTTCTCCTCGTACTTGCCATCGATGAAGTCCGCCAGCCGCTGGATCGCGACACGGTGCCGCTCGAGAGCACGCTGGATGCCTCCCGTGGTGCTGATATCGGCCGGATCGTGCTTCCAGTCGTGGTCCTCGTCGACCTGGGCAAGGACTTCGTTCGCGGTTGTCGGCTGCTTGTCGGCCATTTTCGTCTCCTCTTGGATCTCTTGGGGTGAATTTGCAATAAGCACTTTAGCGCCGAATAGTTCCGTATGGTAGCAATTGGGGCACGACTCGCAAATATTATCCGTGAACCACTCATGCCCGCAGGCTAGGCACTCTACACGAGCGAGAGTCCGCATCACATCCTCCTCGACTTCCTCTGCCGCGCCGATCGCCACAGATCCTCCAGGCTCACGCCGCGATATCCCTCCGGCAGTGCCGGCGCAGCGCCGACGACCAGTGCACGCGGATCAGGCGCAGGCTCCGGCGGCACGATCTCCCGATACGCCATCGCCAGATACCGGAACGCATCCGCAGGATGCGAGGTCCAGTCATGCAGCGGCTCGTCGCGGAATTTTTTCTTCTTGTCGTCCCACTCGCTCTGATATTGCCGCAGCGCCTCCAGACCGGCAGAGCATCGCGCCTCGTCGAACCAGCAGCGGTGGAGGATCTGGCGCACCGCAGAGATGCCATCTTGAATCGAGTGCGCCTTCACGACCTTGACATGCGAAGCGCCGAACTGCTCCGCCATCACTTCGATTCGCTGCTTGGCCTTGAGCGTATCCGAGTCCCAAGAACCTTGCTCTCGGACTTTCGCGTCGTGCGGGACGTAGTTGATGCCGAGCCGAATGTCTCCAAGCTCGTCGTTCCACTGCTCGATGCGCCTTTTAACGACATCAGCATAGTGCTTAATGCCGTATCCATGAGCGGTATAATAATCGAGAATTTTGATCTGCCCGCGTCCCGCAGCACCAGGGACCGCCTGCCAGAACCACAGTGGGTTATCATCTCCAACTCCCAAGTCCCAAGCAACGTGGACTGCGACACCTGCAGTTGGCTCAACGTCTCCGATTCGTCCTTGCTGCTCTGCTTGCGCAAGTTCTTTGCCATAGTAGCTCCCCAATATTGCCGCCTCGAACGAGCACCAGTATTCCTGCTGAATCAGCGCCTCGGCCGCATCCTCGCCGAACAAGCTCACGTACTCCGCCTTAGCCTCCGCGATCATCTCAGGCGTGACCTGGTGCGTGTCGTCGACCGTCAGCACCTGCGAAAACCACGTCTCAGGCCGCGCACGCGCCATTTTCAGCATGCCGTGGACGTGGTTGCGACCCCGTGGCGTGGTTATGAAGTCGGCCCATCCACCGTTTTCGAGAAGGATGGGCTGCAAAAGACCCCAAGCCGAAGGGTTCGAAATCGCCCACTCCGAAAAAGCAATCCCCAATGGCGGGGCTCCAACGAGACTATCAGGATTGTCCGACCCCACCACGCGATAAACGCTGCCAGTCTTAAATTCGACAACCATAGATGAGTTATCTGTACGCTTCCGGATTTCCATCGGAAAAACTTCATCGATGCGCTTCCTTCCCGTATGCGGGTTCACCGCTTCCCAGATCGCCTTCCGCGCCTGCTCGTACTTCGGCAGGCAATGCCAATAGTTCGCGGGATTCGTCATCGCAGCGCAGGCGAACTTCTGCAGGCTGAGTTCATCCTTGCCGGCTCGGCGGTGCCACACCAGCAGCGAGCGCTTGATGCCCCGCTCCCACGCCGCCCAGGCTGGCATCTGGTACGGCCGCGGGCGCCAGCCGTTCGCGGGGATGGTGATTTTAGGCATGCGGCGCCCTGCGAGAGCGATACAAATCATGCTTGTACGCCTGCCGATGCTGACAAATCCATTCCCGGAACGACATGTGGTTGCGCCCTATCACCGGCCCCGCCACAGTGCACGAGATGCCAGCCTCGATGCACCGCGCGGCATATGCCCGCCGCGGCGGCATGAAATGGCCGTATCTGGCGTCAGACCGCAACGATCGCACGTCAATGCCGAACTCCCGGCTGACCTCGATCAGGATCGCCTCCGCTTGCGCGGTCATGTTCGCGACTTTCAACGCGCGCTTGGTGATCGCGTATGGTCTAGGCATCGAGCACCATGCCGAGCTCCGCAGCGGGAGCCTTGCCGCGCCGCCACACCTCGAGATCCCGCTCGTCATACATCGGCTTGTGCTTCGTGCCGCGATTCGGCGGACCTTGGCGCAAATATGCCCAGCGACGGAGCTGCACCGCGGGGACGCCGACGATCGGCGAGGCTTGCTCGGGGGTGAGGAGATCCATGCGGATAACACCGCACAACTATGACAAATTGTCAACGCTTGAGTAGCGCCCGCGCGATCTTTTTTCGCTTCTCGTGAGCATCCTCTGCGGCCGGCTTATGCCCGTACTTGCCACGATCGGCTTCGTGGAATTCCTTGCCGACCGATTGCGGGACACCGCCATAGCCGCCTGGCGTGTGCGCGGCGATCGCCATCAGCTTACGCTGGGCTGGGCTTGTCGACGGCATCGGTAACCTCCGTTGCGGCAGCCTTCGCCGCGCCCTCTCGCGTGAATCCCGCTTCCCACAATCGCTGCTCTATCGGCGTGACACCGGCCTCGGCAGCTCGAGCAGCGCAGGCGTCGTCGATCTCGATCACGCGGCTGCGGAACTGAACGATGCGCGAATCAGGCATCGCCGTACCCGCCGCGCTCAACCTGGCGCACGTGCTCCCACCACGCTAGGCGGAATAATTTCCTGATGGCGTAATATCTGAGAATATAATCCTGCATGCTACTCGCCCCCCTCGGTGAACTTCTGCACGACGACTTGGAGCGGGCCGCCGTCGGCGCCGGCAAGCGCGAGCTTGTCGCCGTAGATCTTCGGCAGGCATTTCGACAGCAGCCATTTGCGCGTGTCGAGTCGTAGCCTGGATCGTTGATAATGCTCGACGTTGAAAACCTGTTCCGATTGTCCCGTGCGCTCGTTGTGCCGAGTGACCCAATCGTTCGTGGCGTCGTCAGCGATGTCCATGCAATCGTCGGCCATGGATTGATAGCCGATCTCGCGAGCTTCCGCGTAATGGGCGGCAAAACCCTCGCGATTATCGAACACCCACTGGCGCACCGTGGTGGCCGGTGGGAGCGATTCGTCCTTGCAAGCCTGGTTGAGCGTCAGTCCTGTTTTCAAGCGATCGCAGACCGCGGCAGCGAGTTCTGGCGTATGTTCCGAAGGTCTTCCCATGGTCCGATGATAGTTTGCAAGGCGATGACGGTGCAAGCCCTGATTTTGGCATGGTTTGTGCTACGCGCGTGATCGCGCGCAGGTATCTAAAACTTTTGCCCGTGTTGTATTATGTATGTCTTCTAACATAATCCATACATTATAAAACACCTACTGAAAGTTAAGATACCTGCGCGGGCGCGGGCGCGCGCGTAGAAAGTATTGGCAAATTTTGCTGCGTGGTATGCCAGTCAGAGGGATTTTCCCACCGAGGCTTGACTTCCTGAACATACTATGGGTGAATGTAGCTTGCGAATAGGGAGAACATATCATGTCGATTATTAACGAGGATGATTTTCCGAAACGGATGCCTCACCGCGGAGTGAAGATGCGCTACCCGTGGCGCGAACTGGAGCTCGGACAGGGTTTTGTGTTCTCCGCAAACATCATGCCGCAGTCCGCCAGGGTGATGGCAAGCCAGATGGGGAAGGCGCTGGCGCGGGACTTTTACGTGTTCATGGGCGAGGACGGGCGCCTGTATTGCAAGCGCGTTGACAGCACGGTTTTGCGGTCCCGATCGCAGGTGATCCCGCAGGATGCCGACGGCAATTACATCTTCCCGGTCGCCGAGGCTAAGCCGGCGTCGGAACTACCGCGAGCGATCGAGGGAACACTGGTCGGGCAGTCGCGCAAGAATGTCGCCGGCCAAGATGTCCAGCCAAAATTCCAGGACCCATGGAACGACCCCGATCCCGACGTTCCAGTGGGCGCGGTTCATCCGCGTGAAGGGATCATCGAACCGGAAGAAGATGAGGACATTTAATGGCTAAAGCAGTAAAAAAAGAGCGCGTGCGCCATACCGATCCATGGGGCTACGGGATCAGAGCGGTCATGAAACGATCCCGTAGATTCACCATCGACGATATCTTGGACGAACTGAAAATCCAGCCGTTCAAGGCCAACGAGCTGGTTTATAAGCGGATTGGTGACTTTATCAAGAACGATGACACCAAATTCTGCGCCACGGCTTGGGTGAATCTATTCCCCGAGTAAAATAATTTGGCAGAGTGTCGATTCACCGTTGACACTCTGTCAAATAGGAGTAGGGTCGCTATATCGAAGCAGGGGAGCCGGCCATGGATCAGGACATCGTTATCACCCACGACGACCAAGCCGCCTTCTGGGGCGCTCGCGACTGCGAATGGAACGCAACGGTAGGCGACTACGATCTCGACTGCACCGTCGGCCAAGGCTGCACCCCACTTGACGCGATCGTCGATCTTCTCGACCAACTGGAGGGCTGAACCATGTCCTATTACGCCACCAACCACCTGCAAGCCAACTGGGGCCGCGACGACCGAGAGTATCAGGAGGAGCGCCAGGAGCGCGCCGAGTCCGAGGCCGGCCGCTGGTTCGCCGATCTGACGCGCCAGCAGACTCACGAGTATAATTCCACCATGTCTGTCGCGTCGGCGTACCGCGGATCTCCGAAGTGGGAGCGCATCTCAGTTCAAGCCATGGCTACATTCGCCGAGACGACGCGCGACGCGGCGAGGATCTCCGACATGGTGCTGGCAGATATTCTCGCATCGGGAGAAGTTTCGCAGGCGACCGCAGAGGCGGCTGACGATCTGGCGGCGAGGTCGTGATGGAGGACCTATGGCTCACATGCGCCATATCGCTGGCTGCATTCGCCGCGCTTTGCGCGATGGCGCCGCGTTGGGACACCGGGTCTGGGTTCATTCTGATCTTGATCCTGGGTTATATGGCAATGCCGGTGATCGGAATATGCATAGTGATCGGCGCACTATGGGTGTTTGTCGGGTATCCTACATGGCGGCTCTATCGCTGGGTGCGATCATGATCCCGAAAACGCTGCATGGATGGTGTGTATTTGCGGCGTTCCTGGCAATGACGGTTGCCGCGGGGGCGCTGTGCTGAAGGGTGACGGCGACGCTACGGCAAAATAACGCAGCAACTGAAGGGATTTATCAGATGTATCCGACAAACGACGGCCAATTCAAGGACAACGTGATCGAGAGCGTTTCGCGCGATGGTGAAAGCTACACCATCACATGCGATGGCTGGTCTCTTTGGTGCGGCAAGGATTGCCCGGTTGAACCCAAGATCGGGCAGACCGCTCGCCAATATGGCCGGGGAATTGGCTACACTGTCCGCGGACTGTTCATCGACGGCGTGAAGGTCTGGTATCGGACCGAGGCCGAGGAGGCAGAGCATAGGGAGATCGAACGCTACGGGGCCGACGCAGCCGATTGGCTGGCTCGCTGGGATGCCGGCAAGGGCGTCTGGTCAATCGAGATGGGCGGCCTGGGACCGGGCTACGAACAATGCATCCAGATCGTCGCAGCGGAAGTGCTGCGCTACCTCATCGACAACAAGGTTGATTGCGTCACGCAATACGAAGGCGATGCATGGAAGGAACTGAATAAGAAAATCAACAAATCGCTTTGGGCAAATCCTGCGATCGAAGCGCTTGGCTTGTCCGGCGCTCAGGCTGGTGCCGCCAAGAGCCTTGCGACAAAGCTCTATAAGGACGGCCCGCGCGGCGTGATGAATACTGCCGAAATCAAAGACCGGCATATTCAAGTCAGCAAGAATTTCCCGAGGGCAGCATGACCGCCCCAGCCTCACGGTGTCAGCCCACGACAGAAAGTCCTGAGCATCATGTGATTTGGCTTGAACCTGGCTGCGTCGATGAAGCCGGCGAGGATCGTCATTGGTGCCAGGACGACGCATGGGGCGCATGTGAGGAGTGCGGGCGCAAGCCGGTCAAATATGTCATCGCCAGCGAAGTCGAGCGCCTCACATCCTCCCTAGCCGCTGCATCTGCGCGGGTGGTGGAATTGGAGAAAGTGCTGCGGGAGGCTCGGGACCATATCAGATTAAATCACAAAGCAACTGCATGGCACAACGATCCGGCGGCTTGGCATATAATCAAAAACATAATTGACCCCGCCCTCTCGCAGATCGAGGAGGGGCGATGAAGGAACGAACCAAAGCGCTTCGTGCATTAACTGCCGCAATAACCGAGATTGCGGAAATCATTCGTGACCTTGATCCGGGCAGAGTCGCTGCATATGGCAGAATCGCCGATCTGCTGGAAAAGGCGCGCGGCCACATCACGCAAGCAGAGGCATTTGAGCCATGAGTGACCCCCGATGTTCTCCTGGCACTGAGCAGGACTATCTTGAGGACAATATCGCGACCGTGGCGTACCACTTGGGCCAGCCTGGAGCACGGCTCAGCGTGTCGCATGGTGGCCCCGGCCTTGTCGTTGAGCCCGGCGAAGTCCTCAAGGAAGCATCGCGGCGGCTCGGTGCTGCCCAACGACAGCCAGAGCCATTTGTCACCGGCGAAATGATGGACGCCTTCGATAAGGCGTTACCAAAGCGCGAGGATGCTCGCCATCCCAACGACCGCGATAAACCGCTCTATAA